GCAAGGTTTTTTCAAACTACACAAACACAACCTGCTGCACCTCAAATCGATGAAAAAACCTTGCGCTGGAAGGCAAAAAACCAGTGGTTTGGAGCAGACGGTTTTGAAGACATCTCGGCCTTTGCACTAGGGCTGCATAAAAAACTAGTCAACTCGGGGTACGACCCCCGCTCTGATGAATACTTCGAGCAACTAGATGCTCGCATTCACTCGACTTTCCCTGACATGTTTGGGAAGGAAGAGAAAGTGAGTCAAGCTGATGGCTCCAAAAAGCCTAGCACGGTTGTTGCGCCGTCGACTCGTTCGACTGGTGTAAAGAAGCTCAAGTTGACAGCCACGCAAGAAGCGTTGGCGAAGCGACTTGGAATTACCCCACAGCAATATGCTGTTGAACTGGCTAAATTGGAGAAATCAAATGGCTGAAACTCGCAAACCTCGTGAATTAGACTCACGCGAAAAAACTGCTCGTATGGAATATCGTCCCGCAAGTTCATTGCCGGATCCGACTCCAGAGGCTGGTTACGTATTCCGATGGATCGCCACACACGTGTTAGGCAATGCTGACCCCACGAATGTGTCGAAGAAGATGCGTGAAGGCTGGGAACCGGTTCGGGCGGAAGATCATCCTGAGTTGGCTCTTTTTGTAGGTAAGTCTGGGAACGTTGAATTGGGTGGCCTCATGCTCTGCAAGATGCCCGAAGAGTTGGCGAAGTCCCGTGAACAGTACTACAACCAGCAGTCGAATGCTCAGATTGATGCGGTTGACAATAATCTGATGCGACAAAATGACCCACGTATGCCACTGTTCAAAGAGCGCAAGTCGACAACGAGCCGTGGTGTGGGATTTGGTTCAGGTTCATAAACTTTAGGAGTCCAAAATGGCTTACCCTACCATCGACAAGCCCTATGGCTTGAAGCCGATCAATCTGATCGGTGGTCAGGTGTTCGCTGGTGCTACCCGTCAGATCAAGATTGCCAGTGCCTACGGTACTGACATCTTCTACGGCGATGTGGTCCGCGTATCATCTGATGGCGTTCTAGTGAAAGAAACTGGCGACACTACTGTATCCGCTACAGGTGTGGTCGGCGTCTTCCTTGGCTGCCAGTTCACCAACCCCTCGACCAAGCAGATTCAGTTCCAACAATACTGGCCCGCCGGTACTGTGGCTGCTGACGCTGAGGCGTTTGTTGCTGACGATCCAGATCAGCTGTTCAAAGTTGCCGCTGTGTCTTCTGGCACAACCGTGGCTTTCTACGGCCAGACCTTGGTTGGCACTAACGTTGCCTTGGTTCAAAACGCCGGCTCCACTGTGACCGGCAACTCCGCTGTGGCTATCGACGGCACAAGTGCTAACACCACTGCCTCTTTGCCCATCCGTATTGTTGATGTGGTGCCTGACACCGCCAACGCTTCTGGTAACTTCTGCGAGTTCATCGTGAAGTGGAATGCTCCTTATGCTGTCTCTACCTCGGTCTACACCGGCGGCGATACACCTACTGTGGCAACCACGACAGTGATCACTGGCGGCCACCAGTACCTCAACCCCACTGGTGTTTAAGGAGATAGATCATGGCAATTTCTCGTGCCCAACTACTGAAGGAACTCGTTCCCGGTTTGAATGCGCTCTACGGTTTGGAATACAAAACCTACGCCGAAGAGCACAAGGAAATCTTCGAGACCGAGACTTCCGAGCGTTCCTTCGAAGAAGAAGTGAAACTGTCTGGCTTCAGCGCCGCCCCCGTCAAGAACGAAGGCAGTGCTATGGCTTACGACAACGCACAAGAAGCGTTCACTTCGCGCTACAACCATGAGACCATCGCTCTGGGTTTCTCGCTGACCGAAGAGGCCATCGAAGACAACCTGTACGATTCTCTGGCAAGCCGCTACACCAAAGCCTTGGCTCGCGCTATGGCTTACACCAAGCAGATTAAGGCCGCTTCAGTTCTGAACAACGGCTTTAGCTCTAGCTTCCCCGGTGGCGACGGTGTATCTCTGTTCAACGCCAACCACCCTCTGGTGAGCGGCGGCACGAACAGCAACGTGCCCACAGTCGGTGTGGACCTGAACGAGACTTCCTTGGAAGCCGCGATCATCCAGATCAGCCAGTGGACAGACGAACGCGGTCTCTTGATCGCTGCCAAAGCCCGTAAGTTGATTGTGCCTACACAGCTCCAGTTCGTGGCAACCCGCTTGCTGCAAACCGAACTGCGCGTCGCAACAGCCGACAACGACCTCAACGCCGTTAAGGCAATGGGCGCCGTTCCTGAAGGCTACACCGTCAACCACTACTTGACCGATCCTAACGCTTGGTTCATCAAGACCGACGTGCCGAACGGCCTCAAGCACTTTGTCCGTACTCCTATGAGCACTGGCATGGACGGAGATTTTGACACCGGTAACGTTCGCTACAAAGCTCGTGAGCGTTACAGTTTTGGGTGGTCGGACCCCCTTGGAATGTGGGGCAGCTCAGGTTCAAACTAACCTGAAGCCTAGCATCCATGCGGATCGGGAAGGGGGCTTCGGCTCCCTTTCTTTTTGCCTATTGCGTTATTTGTTCGTTTGGTGTAAACTGCATCAAAAGGAGTTTACATGGCACGAGGCATTTACAAGATCATCAACGTGGTCAACAACAAGTTTTACGTCGGTAGCGCAGTTCGATTAAGCCGCCGGCGAACTAGGCACTTTTCTGAGTTGCGTACAAACCGCCACAATAACGCTAAGCTACAAGCTGCGTGGAACAAGTACGGAGAGTCCTCGTTCATATTTGTTGTAGTTGAGGAGCTGCCAGACGACGCGGACTTGTTGGCTGCCGAAGATCGTTGGCTCAAAGAGCATGTTGGGAAAGACTATTGTTACAACATCGGCACCACAGCCACAGCCCCGCATTTGGGGATGAGTGGGCCGCTGAGCCCTACGTGGGGGCGCAAGCACACCGAGGGCGCTAAGCAACGTATCGGCGCTGCCTCCAAAGCCCGCGTGCAGTCCGAAGAGGAAAAGCAGAAACGCCGGCTGACCATGAAAGGCCACGTCGTTCAAAGCAGTACCCGCGCCAAGATCAGCGCAACCCTGACTGGCGAGGGCAACTACTGGTACGGCAAGAAGCGGCCGGAGCATGGCGCCAAAGTCAGCCGCCCCATATCCGCCACTGATCCTGCTGGCAACGTTGCCACTTACCCCAGTATCTCCGCTCTGCGTGAAGCACTCGGCCTGACTCCGCCGACGGTGAATCGCGCTCTCAAATCCGGCCTTGCGTTGACTCGCGGAAAAATGAAGGGCTGGTCGTTTAAATACGTTGACCCCGTTGTAAACATGGTGGCATAATGACTCCATTCCGGAATCATCCGTGTGTCTGACAGGTCCGGCTGACTTCATGCAGACAGGCACACACAACTCGCATGAGAGGAAACTCAAATGGCCCGCACTAGCTTCTCCGGCCCCGTTGCTTCGGCAAATGGCTTCATCGCCCCCGTCGTGACTACCGCCAATCTCCCCCCCTTCGCCTCCGTTCCTGCTGGCACCGTGTACATCGTTTCCGATAACGGCGCTGGTGACAACGAGTTCTGCTTGGTGATCAACACCGGCGCTGCTTGGGTGACTGCCACTGGCGCAGCTCTGAGCTAATTAGGAGCCCGACATGGGTATGCAATACGATGTCTTAGCCAGTAAGCCGATCACAGCGACCGGCCAGCTGGTGGGTCAGAACGATGGCGTCATCGATCGCGCTCGAATCAAGGGCGTGTACGTTGTTCCATCGGCTGCTGCAGGCACGATTGTGTTCCGTGATGGCGGGGCTTCTGGTCCCATCAAAGCCACCCTGAACACACTGGCCTCCTCTACCGCTCCTACATACATGCTGATTCCCGGTGAGGGCCTGCTGTTCAACACGAACATCCATGTCACCATCTCGAACGTAGCATCTGTGACGGTGTTCTATGGCTAAGAAGACCCCCTCCCTTGCGGTAGGTCGCGGCGAAAAGCTGCCCACATCCAAAGGGGCGGGTCTGACTGCCAAAGGCCGAGCCAAGTACAACGCGGCCACAGGTAGTAATCTAAAAGCTCCCCAGCCTGAAGGCGGCAAGCGCAAGGACTCGTTCTGCGCACGCATGTCAGGTATGCCGGGCCCAATGAAAGACGAAAAGGGAAAGCCGACTCGCAAAGCGGCAGCCCTCAAAAGGTGGAAGTGCTAACATGGAAATGATGGTTTGGAATGGATTGTTGTCGCTGGCGATTGCCGTGGTCCTGATGTGGATCAAGTCCGTCAATGACGAGAACAAGCGTATTTCGATTTTGCTGAGCAAGACTCGGGAAGAGAACGCCGAGAAGTACGTGACCAAGGTTGAAGTTCACAGCGACATCAATCGCGTGCTTGACAGGCTGGACCGTCTTGAGAATAAGCTCGACACCTTCATGCGGGAGCAGCGAAGTGCCCTCGGTTAGCAAGAAGCAAGAGCGCTTCATGCAGGCAGTGGCAAACAATCCTAAGTTTGCCAAGAAGGTCAAGGTGCCTACCAAGGTGGGCAAAGAGTTTGTGAAGGCCGATAAGAAGGCCAAGAGGAGTAAATGATGGCTACCAAGAATCCATTCCAAGGCACTGATGTAGACCCGTTTGAGGGCGCTCGTGATGAAGAGGGCGGCATCAAGAAAGAGGCTGCCAAGAAGCCTAGCTTCGGCCAAGCCTTTGCAGAAGCCCGCAAGGCCGGCGAAAAGACATTTATGTTCAACGGCAAGAAGTATTCCACCGCTCGTGCCGATGACAAGAAATCCCCACCCCCCACTCCAAGCCTGAGCGCAAGCAAGCAGCGTGATTTGGACATGACAGAATCTCGTCGTGCCGGTCAAGACAACATGCGTGCCATCAAAGCATCGCAAGCTGCTCGTGCCAAGCCAGAGGATGCAGCTGGCCGTCCCGGCCCAACCAAAGCTCGCGCCGAAATGGAAAGCCGCCAGCAAAAGGACATTGAGCGGGCGGCTGATAAGCGCTTCGTGAAAGATGTGGTGCGCGGCTCAGAAGCTGCTGCAACTCGCAAGAAGGCCCAGACTTACGCCAAGGGTGGTTCTGTCTCTGCTCGCGCAGACGGCATTGCTAAGCGCGGCAAAACCAAGTGCAAGATCATTTAAGGAGTATCCTATGAAATCCGAAGGCAAGATGATGAAGAAAGAGGGTCGTGGCATGGCCAAGGCCGATATGCAAAAAGCCATGAAGCCTGCAAAGAAAATGGCTAAGGGCGGCTTGACTGCCGGCCACAAGGCTGCTGACGGTATGGCCAAAAAGGGCAAGACCAAAGGCATGGAAGTGAAGATGGCTAAGGGCGGCCGCGCCTGCTAAGGAGTAGATCATGAAAGATCGCGTATATACCGAACCCATGGGTGAGCCTCCTGTAAACGTTGACGGCATGCCCGGTACAGAAAAGAAGCGCCCCAAGAACACGGCCGGAACTAAGGTGCCCGTGAAAAAGGCCAAGGGCGGTTACGTTACAGCAGCAGATGGTGTTGCCAAGCGCGGCAAGACCAAAGGCAAGATGTGCTGAGATGAGAGCTTCTCGCGGAATGGGGGCCATCATGCCGTCCAAGATGCCGACAGTCATGCGCCGTAAAGACGGAGACAAGTTTTCTGACAACGGCGTAGAGAAGCGTCGCAAGGACGGCGACGAGTTTGACTACTACGCCGAGGGCGGAAAGACGGGACTCTATGAAAACATTCATGCAAAACGCAAGAGAATTGCTGCTGGATCTGGCGAGCGGATGCGCAAAGTTGGCTCAAAAGGGGCTCCAACGGATGCAGCATTTCGTCGATCAGCAAAAACAGCGAAGAGGTAAGTGATGACAACATCTTTGCCAAAAGAGTATTACGTCTACCTGCATGTTCGCTCGGGTGGCGTGATATTTTATGTTGGCAAAGGAAGGGGCAAGCGAGCCCAATCAACGGCGAACCGCAACGCGCACTGGAAGGCTGTTGTCGCAAAATATGGCGGCTTTGAGTCGCGTATAGTTGCAAAAGGACTTTTGGAAAAGGATGCTATAGAGCTTGAAGCCAAGCTGATAGCGGAACATCGTCCACTCGGATTTTTGACAAATATCTTGGATCGTGGTGATGTTGCGCCATCATCAAATCCAGAAGTTGCAGCAAAAATATCTCGTTCCTTAAAGGGCGTTCGCCGTAGCGATGAAACAAAAGCCAAGCTCAAAGCTGTAGTGAGAACCAAGGAGTGGCGAGATAAACTAAGCGAGTCATCGAAAAGACGCGGCATATCTCAAGCAACAAGAGACAAAATTGCAAAAGCGCAGGTCGGAAGAAAGCACTCCAGTGAGACAAAAAAACTCATGAGTGAAAAAGCAAGCATGAGAAGCATGGATCACTTAATGACTCCAGAGGTTAAAAAACTGGCTGCAGAAAGAAATGCCTTTCGAGGAAAAAAACGACCAGAGGTTTCTGAAATGATGAAATCCATTGGAGCCTTTAAGGGCGAAAAGAATCCGATGTACGGCAAGGGATATTTGCAGGCTGGTTCCAAAAATCACATGGCAAAACCTATAAATGGTTTGCATATATATTACGGCGCAGCGCAGTGGGAAACCCTATCTAGCGCGGCCGACGCTATTGGTGTTACCATTCAGGCTATCTCTCAAGCCGTGCGCAACAATGGCCGCTCTAAGGGCTGGAGACTGGAGATGGCATCATGACTACTAGCGGCACAGCAAACTGGAACATTGATTTATCGGAAATCATTGAGGAGGCCTACGAAAGATGCGGGTCCGAGCTCAGAACAGGATATGACTTCCGTACAGCCAGACGCTCGCTTCAGCTCATGTTCGCAGAGTGGGCCTCGCGTGGTCTAAACATGTGGACATTCGAGCAGGGCACCATTAACTTGGTTCCGG